TTAATTGCAAGTGAGTGTAAGTGCTAGGAATAGATGAAAATGTAATTACTGATGAAGTGTTGCCAGCGGTAACAGTTCCAGTAGAAATCGACTCAAAGTCGCCAGCATCTCCAAACTTAGAACTGGCGATAATGCCTAAGATATACATTAAGCAATATCTCCTACGACCAAAAATGTATTTGAAGCGGTGCAGATAATAGAGGCAGCAGATTTATTAGCGCGTAGTTTAGGTGCGCTAGAAGTTGCACCTGTGCTAGTTATTGTTACTCCTGCTCCCTGCGCCAGTGTGACTTGACCTGCTCCAATCTGCGCTATGTTTATTACATCACCCGCGCTGAAAACAGATGGCGGAACTGTCAAGGTGATTGCTGAAGCGTTGTTGAGGGTCACTAACTGATTTAAGTTTCCTGCGACAAGCGTGTAGGTCGTGCCTGTTTCGGCATCAAATTCTAGTTTCTGTCTAAGGGTCACAGTTCCACTTGTCGCGCCCCCTGATAAGCCTGAGTCCGTGCCTGTGACTATGCCTTCGATGTCGCCCGAAGCAGGTGTTGCGAATTGGAAGAAGATAGCTGCGCTCGCGCTAGTGAATCGAAGAACGCCACCTTGATTTTGAGCAAGAGCAAGTGATCCTGATGTTGTGACAGTTGCGGTGCCTGCGGTAATTGTGCAAACGCCTGCGCCTAGATTGATTATTGTGACAATATCGCCTGCCGCAAACAACCCTGTGTTCACAGTGATTGTTGTTGCGCTGCCATTGCTCATAGTAATTGCATCACCAGCATCAGCAGCAACTAAAACATACGAAGCAACTTTAGCGTTTGCAGCACCACCAAGCATTGCAGTTTGCTGAAGTGATGTCATTTGCGCTGCCGTCAAGACCTGACCGGTCGTGAAGGTTTGTTTAGCCATTTCTTCTCCTTAGTATGAAAGAACTCCCACAGTTCCATCAAGCACTCCTTGGATTGTGGAATCCAAGATGAATGCCTGAATTATAGGCTCTGCGGTGAGGAAGCGTGTTGTCCAAGTGTTCGGTGTAATGTCGTGGGTGATGCCTTGAACGAATAACTCCAAGTCAAAACTTGATCCTGCCTGCCCTGTCTTGGTGACATTTATCAGCGTGAACAAATCTGATTCAAGCCCTGCCACAATGCGATTTGAGGAAGTGGAATCCATAAGATTGAAGCCGATGGAGTCAATGCGCAGCAGGGCATTCTCACGGGCATTTAGAAGCATCTCTGCTTGGTCTAACGCCTCGGCATCGGTCTGCATCAATAAATCTGAACGCGAGCCTGAGTGGATAAAGAAGGTTTCAATCGAGCTAGTTGATTGAACATTTTGGGCGACCCCGCCAAGGCGGGTGACAGTTATATCGTTGAAAATCTGTGTGTCATCGTAGGCAAAGTCAATGCTTTGGTATGAGATGTCAGTGCCATTGTCATTGAAGAAAAGAGGCGTTTCGTCAGCCTTTTCTGAAACTGTTAACCTTGATAGAAAGACCGCGTTGCCTTCGTCATCAATAAAGAAGCCACCAAGTTCGCTCTGCTCTATCGTCTGACAAGCTGCGAGCAGGGTTCGATTGGTAGCAGGATCGGCTTGGACTAAGGTATCGCCGACATCGATTAGTCTTTGGCTTACAGGGAAACTTGCCAAATCCAGCAAGTTCTCAATGCGCGCCCCCGTTGTTTGACCGGCGGAAGAACCCGCAACAGTCGTGATTTGAACATTCTGCAAAAGGCGGAAGGCATCGACACATTGGAAAGTCACAGTTGAAACTTCATCAAGGCCAAGCCTGAATGTGTTGTCAAAACTTGTGATATAGCCTGAGAAAAGATAATAGCGTTCTAAGCCACCGCCATCATCGTAATCTGCAAAAATGCGAATCTTGCGTAAAGGTAAAAGTTTGCCGAAGTAAGGCCCTGAACTATTTTGGGGGTTGTAGTCACCTGACTCATCTTCAAGAACGACAGTCGCGCTTCCTGCCTCAAAGCTATTAAGAACTCGGTTGCGGCCTCGGCGGATGGAAACGCGAAGGGCGATGTCACTTACATCAACGACATCTGCCGGCGCATCTGCCAAGATGCCCGTGCCAAGGGGGGTTGAAGGATCGTCAAGCAGAAGCGGGTTTCCGAAGGCAGGGCCATTCGCAAAGTCAATGCTGACTCCAAGAACAGGTGTTCCTGGCATTACAGACCGCCAACAAAGAGGATTGGCTTACCGCTTGCCTGCTCAAGCAAGATGCGCTGACGGATAGCATCTGCCAAATCTTGCTCTGTCTGCACATTGCCTGCGACATTGACATTGATGGTCATTCCTGCGTTGTCTGCCATACGGAAAGAGCCAGGGTCAAATTCAGAGGCCGAGCCACTAGAGCCAAAGGTTCCCATTGCTCGAAGTCTTGCTTGCTCATCGCTAAGAGCGCCAAGTCCTGATGTGCTAATAGAATCGGTCAAGGTGTCGATGTGTTCTTTAAGTAAGACACTAATTGCTGTGCCTTTTTCTGTTGCATCTCTAAGTGATGTCAGTGTGTCAATTTGTTCTTCAATTTTGCCCTTTGGAATCGGTGCAGAAGTAGGATTGAAAGGATTTGCAACAAAGTCTGGTTTTGGTCTAGGGGTAGGGCCAGGACCAGGGCCAGGGCCAGGGCCAGGAGTCATATTTTTTAAGGCGGCAAGGTAGGCATTTAAGGCTGCTAGGGCATTGCGCCAAGACTCGGCTGCTGCATCACCTGGCGAGGCATAACCTTTAGAAAGTGCAACTTGTAAGGCAGTGCCATCTTGCACTGTCTTGGCATAATCAAGAACGCCCTGACGGGTCATTCCCCACTTAGCCATCAATTTTTCAATTTCTTTGTCGTCTATCTTCTCGTCTTTTAGAGCGCGAGTAAAATCGACATACTTCTGAGCTTCTTCTTTTGTCAAACCCCACTTCATAAGAAGATTGACGACTGCGCCATCATTGACTTCAGTTGAATTGGCTGCATAGATGCGGGCGATGTATTCAAGGACTTGGTTTGTCGTCACGCCCCATTTTTGAGCAAGAACTGAAACTTCTTCATCGCTGATTACTGAATCCGATAATACAGTTAAGAGATCGGCGTATCGTTGCGCAGCATCATTGAGCTTCATCTGCGCTTCTAGGTGTTTCATAATTGCTTCAACTCGGCGGGCTTCTTCTAAGTTGCCTTGTCTTACAAGGTTTAATCGAGCCGCTTCAAGTTGAATTGGGTCTTTCTCAGTTGTCGGCACAACTTGAAATTGTTTTTTTAATTTTGCTAGAGCCTTCTCTGATGCAATTTGCTCTTTTGTCTTTTTAGTTACACCACCAGTTGAAACAATTAAAGCTTTGTTTTTAAGATTAGCATCAGCAGTTACCTTAGAGAGTTTGCCTAAATCTGCTAAGTGATTTTGGACAACTTGTGAGTTCTTCTGCATTGCCTCGGTGTTGTCTTCAATTGAGTCAGTCAGTTTTTCAAACGCATAGAAGGCTGTTAGCGCAGCGATAGCGCCAAGAGCAGTTGCACCACCAGTGGCGAAAGCAGTTGCAACTCCTGCCTTCTTTGCAAAGAATGCCTGTCTTTTGAATAGTAGAATTAAGCCTGAAATGGCGGTGTGAATTGCCATAATACCTGTCACGATTTTAACGCCAACAAACATTCCAAAAAGCAGAGAACCTAGGGCTTGAATCACGCCGAGATTGTTTGAAATGGTCTTGAACATTTTGCCCAAAGCAATCGTAGCTTTGATTGCAAAATCAATTACATCGCCAAGGGTTTGCGCAATCTGATCCTTATTATTGGCAATAAATTTTTCGAATACAGGCAAGATTTGTGATTGAAAAACGGCTGCTAATTGTTCTAAAACAGGAATTAAGGCATAACCAAGCGTTTCAAGAGTGTCATCAAATGAAATACGAATGGCAGTCATTCGCCCTTCAAAAGTGCCTGCGCGGGTTGATGCGGCTCCTGCAAAGGTCTTGCCTAATTCTTTTAAGGCAGCATCAAGGTCTTTTGATTTCTTTATGTCGGCAGATAAAGGAACGCCTAATTTTGTTAAAGCGCCAAAATTTCCCCCTATTGCCTTAGCAAGACTTTTAGAAACAGTTTGTAAATCAAGACTATAACCAGCCGCAATATCAAGAGCAAGATTTTGAAGCGATTGGGCAGTTGTGACATCTTTTGTTGCGTTCAGTAAAGTTGTTAAACTAGGTCGAAGCTCATCATCTGTGACTGCAACCGCTCTTTGTTGCGCCGAAATATAATCTTCAACTGAAGCAATTGCGGCTGCATTTGCCCCTGTCGTGTTGCGAAGGGCATTGGCAAGAAGTGCCTGTGACTTCTGATCCGCAATGGCTGCTTCAACGCCATCCTTGCCGAGCTTGATGGCAAGCGCCCCTGCTGCAAGTGCGGCAACGCCAAATGCCTGCGCCATCTTCTTGCCGGCATTGACGAAAGTTGTTTCTAGTTTTGCTAAGTCCTTGAGCGCCTTTTTGGAGCCTTTGTCATTATAGACAGTGACAATGCGTTCAATCAATGTCATTTGTCGCTCTCCTTTTTAGGCGGTCTATTCAGGCGTTCCTGCGCTTTTGCTTCAGCATCCTTAATCGCTTCAAAGATAGCACGCTGCGCAGATTTCTTGTTGTAATCCACTGCCTTGATAAGCGCACGACCTTTATCTTGACCTAAACCTTTTGATGGAGGAATAACTCCATAATACTTCTCCAAGGTTTCGATGAAATCTTGAGAGGCAGTCGGATTAGTTGAGCGAGAACCGCGAGTGCGAGCGCGACTTGCTTTGCTTCCGCGACCAGCAGTTTCAAAGATTGCACCTGCGGCATCTCTTTGCACGATGCCATAGGAATTGCGAAAGCCTGTGCTGTTTTTCTTGCTTGTTGGCGAGGTAGATTTAATTCCCATTTTTGCCTTAGCTGCATCATAAGGAACAAAACTTCCTCGCCCTTCGCCTTGTTGTAGTGGGCCAATCAGACCTGCATTTTTGTTTGCTCTTGCCCATCCTGAAGGATGGATGTCGTAGGGAATATAATCGCGGGCTTGACTGACAATGACTAACAAAACTCTTTTCACTTTACGATCTAAGGCGCGCTTCAAATCAGGATTGAATTGCTCAAGCGCGGCGATGCTTTTGCTCAATCCTTGAATGGTAACTTTGTAATTAGGTGATTGCATTATCTGCTCCGCGCCTTTGCTCGTTCCTTCACATACACAAACATTGCCTCAAGAATGCCATCAGGTGCATCAAGTAATGCCACCGGCGAGATGCCCGACTCCACAGAAAGAGCTGCTATTGAATAAGTCAGGCTATCTCTGTGGATTCGGAAGAAGGGTCGGTCACCAGCGTGACTTCTTCAAGAGTGTCAAGGAAGTCATTGCCGAAGGGTTTGACAACGCGACCATTGTGCTTCATCGCAGACCAAGCCAAGAAATAGATGTGTTCTAGTTTCTGCTCTTCTGCAATTAACTTGGCCAAGCCCTTGCCATACTTCTGCTCAAACTCCACAATGACTCTTGGTCGAAGTGAATAAGTTGCATCAACCTCATCGGTTGTGACAACTCTTATTTTTAATCCATCCATTTTTTCCCCCTAGTAGATTTAACTCATTGATTTCGTGATTTCGCCTGAAATTGGCCAAGTCACGCTCGCAGTGGCTAGTGATCCGACAGACCCGTTGAGAGGTGTCCATTCGGCAACAAGCACTGAGAAATTGTATTTCGGATTTGTTGCGCTAACACTTGTGTTGACAGGTCGAACTTCACAGGCAACAGCAGTGCCGAGCAACGGAAAGATTGTTGCCTCAACTGACCCTGATGCGTAGTCCTGGAGAAATTCAAACGAAACTGAATTATCGGCAAGGCCGGCAATCCTGCGTTTCGCAGTATCACCAAAACTCGTCACATCAATAATGTCATAAGCGGTGCTTAAAGTGACACTTGAAATCGATGACGATAAGTCAGTCGATGCAAATGTCACCAAGGCATTATTGAGAACAAGTTTCGGCATATTAGGCGATAGCTTTTGTGATTGCTCCGCTTACAGGCCAAGTCACAGAAGCAGTTGCAAGTTCTCCAACGGCTCCGTTGAGTGGTGTCCACTCTGAAACAAGGCAGGAAACAGTGTAGAGAGGATTGGTCGCTGTTGTTGCTCCGCTTACAGGCTTGACAGTGACAGTTGTGACTGTTCCTAGAAGTGGGAAGATTGTTGCCTCAACTTCTCCTGAAGCGTAGTCTTGGTGAAATTCCAACGAAATGGAATTATCTGCAAGACCGCCGATGCGTGTGCGAGCT